GTCTGGGTTTTCTCATATTATCCTCCTATAAAACTGCGGCCTGACTTGCGCCAGGCCTCAATTTAATCATCTAATTCATCTGCTAATGCGGCAACCTCTGACCTCTCTACTTTTGGCATATGGATATATCCAAATAATGGATTACCTTGTAACCTTTCTATCATAATTTCAAGACCTTGAGATTTTTCAAAGACACCTTTATCTCTTTGTTTAAGGTCTCCGTCGAACCAAACTTGAGAACCTTCATCTACACGACCAATAATCAGCTGGATATGTTCCTTAGTTAAGTTCTCGGATTCCATAGAGTAAATAATCGCATTTCTTATTGAGCGGCCGCGCAGATACGCAAGAGGGATTACCTCTAATTTTCCGTCATCTACCAATCGTTTAATTCCTTCAAGGCCGCCGCAGTGATCGGCGAATGGGAGCAAATAGGGTAACATTTTATTATCTATTTCACCCGGAAGTGCGCCTAAGTTCTCAGTATCTTTTACTTGAACATTATTACGAACAAATACAATTTTTTCAAATCTTCCTTCTTCTACCGCTTGGAGTGCCGCAATTACACAAGCCATCGTCTTACCTGTACCAAAACGTCCCGTCAACAACTTAACTGGCACTTCTTCGTCTAACAAGAGGTTAAGCGCACAATACTGTTGAGGGTTGCGCGGTTTCATTTCCCCGGTAAAACTATTACCCAAATAAGGATATTTAACTTTTTGGAGTACTCCTTTCTTGTTGCAATAATAATCTATGGCCTTTCCTTCTTTATCTGTTAATATTAAATATTCATTTTCTTTTAATTCAAAGGACTCTGGTAAAACTTGTTCTGAATAAAACTTACTTAATTCATCGTCTGCAATATATATCATTCTATAACCAGTGTATTCTTTCATAATACCTCCATTATAAAGAGGGCGCTATTTAGCACCCTTTAATATTTTGGCTATTTATAAGTAGTTTTTCATTAGAAAATCTCGACTATTTTAATTAGAAGCCTTCTCTCTGTCTCTGAAGAATAGGTCTATAAAAGTATTATCCGAATAGTTTGGTAGCGTGCCTACCCAACCATAGAATGAACTTGAAAGGCCATTAAATACGCTATCAAAGCGCCTATTCAATTTAAAGCGTTCTTCTGCGGTATGTTTGTCTTGTTTGACTAAAATCATTTTAGATTTTTCTTCATCAAGCATGGACATCAAAATTTCTTTAGTTCGTTCATATTCCATTGGGGAAACCGGCTGATTAAAGATATAGTATTCCTTGTCTTCCATTCCCACGCAGAACAAACAATGACGAGAGTTATGCATAAAGCCGCAGAAATGACAATCTATCAAATTATCAGACATATAAGTATAACTACAATTATCCAAATGGTTTGAATTGAGTATTACCGTACTCCAACTAATATTATCGCTACGTGCAATATCACTACTATCATTTATCTCTTGGGACTCAATAATGCGGCTGGCACGGGAAATAGTTGAACTGTGTGCGACGTCGTTAGCATAAGATATATGATTACTGTTGTATATATCTATTGATTCACATATATCTTCTGAATCTCGCACGAATACGCTACCATTAACTCCATGAGAATTATATAAGTTTCTACTATTACTAATAGTATCACTATACCAAAAATTCTCACAATTCTTGATATTGCAGACCGCGCGGTAAAGGCTAAGCTCTTCTGGCGTTAAGCGATAATAAAGATTGATATAATGAAAAGCATCTAATGGAACATCGTTTCTGTTTACGAGTTCTGAAAATTCTATTGGCTCTTCACCAATTTCAATTCCATATTGGCTTAATAATTCAGATTTTATCTTCATCTTCTTTGAATGGAACGCGTTTTACCTTTCCATTTTCCTCCTCATAATTATATGGAAAATTACGTCTATTTATAATGAATTCCAATCTTGTATTTAATAAAGTAATAAAGGCTTGTGTAGTTTCATTTTTATTAAATAATACTGTTACATAACATCTATTTTTACCTATGAGTTCCGCACCGAGCCTATCGCGCGCATACCTTAAATAACCAGAATAAGAAAGGTTTAATAGTTTTGATATAAATACATCGTAAGAACCATCAATACCTTTTGGAAAGTACTCGGTTGGATAATCAAAATAGATAGTATATTTATCTTGGTAAACTGGATGAGTTTGTAGGGAAAAGTATTTCATTAGAATTCTATTTCCTCCCAAAGTTTCCTTACTTCTTCTGTTTCTTCCTCTGATAAAACAGTTAATTCTCCCCAATTATCATTTAAAAAAATATCAATATTAAATTCAGGGAGAGGAATATTAAATATTTTTTTATCTTTTATTTCTTCTTTATAATTTTTTATATATTTTTTTACTGTATATGGACTAATATTCATTAAATTTCCAATAACTCTAAGATTTTTGCCTTCCGAATACATTTTATTTATTTTTATAACTATATCATTAGTTACAATTTTCATTTGTACTTCCTCCTGTTTACACTTTTAGTATACCAGGTTTTTGGGTAATTTGCAAATTTTGGCATAAGAATACCCGCCATAAAATGACGGGCATTTTGGTGGTTTAAGTTTCTAACTCATCCATTGGAAATAATGAGTTTGCACTCACGGCATAATAATTCTTACCGTTGATTGTATAAACCAAAAATGGAGTTATAGTGGTACATCCAATAAAATTGGTATCATTTACTTTTTCTGTCCCGGAAAATAATGCATCTATATTAGCGAAATCAATAGCTCTAACACTTGCAGTATAGTTAAACATACTCGAATGATTAAAAATTAACTGTGATGTATGTTCTCTAACACTTATTTGAGTTAATGTAGTTGTTCGTACACCAGAACTCTTAAAATATGATTGACCATAATATGAAGTTGTTCCTATCTTTTCATATACAAATCCATAATGAGGATAATCAGTTCTTTCTGAATCAACACAAAGATATATAAGAGAATTACTTATACATATAGTAAATTTTATAATAGCCTGCGTACCCGCCGCGGCGTCCGTAGATAATTCATAAAATTGGCTTGGCGTCTGTCCTATTGGAGCAAAACCGAACTGATAGACATTCCATCTTGACGTATTTTCAGCATTTGTATTTATATATAAATCTATTTTATTATCTACTGTAATTATAATATTACTTTGTCCAATAGTAGTTGAGATTAGCGAAGAACCAAACTGGTCGAACCAATTTTTTAATTGTGTCGCTTTTTGCTCAAATGTCATATTAACTTGATTAAAGGTAGATTTTTTTACAAATCCCATATTAAGATTCCTCCTGTTCTTCCGGAAGAGGTTCTGATGTGTATTGCGCGGTCGTAATAATAATTTCAGTAGCAACTAATCCGCCAGAACCGCCCGTACCTTTTTTATTACTTCTAACCCAAAACATTATGATACCCTCACTTTTACTGGTAAATCATCTTCTTGCTCATCGAAGGTAATAGTAATACTTCCTACTGTGACGGTTCGTGAAACCCACTCTGTACCGTCAGGAGTATAGATGTCGATGGTAGAATTTTCTACGATACTCTCATCTTCTAAGGTTATTTCCGTTTCTCCGGCAAGAAGTATTCCTTCTACTTCTACATAAGGCTTATGCGCGGCAATAAGAGCTTCTACTTGAGTCTTCGTATAATAGTTCTCACCTATTATTTCTGTTATGATTTCTTCAATTTGACTGTGGAGATTATTAATCTCACTGCCGCTTGGTACGCCATCTGCTGAAGGTGAAGGTTCAACTTCTAAGTAGAAATTGAGTGAGCCTAAATCTTTCTCTCCTTTTGTAACTCTTAACTCACAAAAGCATTTACCGGCTACCGCGCAGGCCTGTTCTGTTGTTTCAAAGATAACGGAATTACTACCTACATCATAAGGAACATCCATAGTAACGAGATTTCCATCAGGCTTCTTTATATCAAGTTCGAGCACTTCATCACTCAAGAAATAAGGCTGCGCGCCGTTATATAGTTCAATTTCAATTTGTCTCTTTTTGTCGAATTGTGAAGCATGACAAATAGGCATAGTACCTACTGGAATCAAATTAAGCCTGATTCTTTCAATAGTAGGTTCGGGGCCGACCGTCCACTGTTCTGGAGTATATTCTTCAGAAGAAATCTCTCCTCCTTGCGTCCTAATTACTCCAATCTCTTTTTCGAGGCTAGCGAGCGCGGTTCCGTCAGACATAAGTATTCTTACTTGGATTATCGCATCTCCTTCTCTAAGATTAAGAGTGTCTTCTTGAGTCAATAGAACTTTAATTCTTCTCTCAACGGGATTAACGGTTATATCCGTAATATCTTTATGTACCCTAATCTTATCTCTTTGAGAAATAGTGAGACTGGCGCCCGCAATTTGAGAGAAGTCAATATCATTTTTTATATTTATTATAATAGTAGGCGTAGTGCCTTGTATTAACACCATATTCTCTCTCCTTATTATTTACCGAGGTAGACGTTGCAAGCCCAACCAGATCTACCCTTGTAAGTTCCATAACTCCACTTATTTATACGCTTTGTCTCTACAAAAGTATCTCCATATCCCATACAACAAATCTTCGCGCCGGCTCTAGTACCACTTGTACTATTGGTATCTGAAGGCGGACTCTTTCTAAGAAATAAACCGCTCTTGGTTGTTACTTTATAACTAACCGGTTTAGGCGTTGGCGCAGGCGCGGGTGTAGATGTTGAACCACCCTTTAAAAGTTCATTAACCTTTGCTTGAACTTTAGAATAGATATCTCCATATCCAAGAGCATTTAACTTCGTCTTGCGCTCAGGATAGTTGCCGTACTTACCATTGATAACTTCTTTGGCAAGTGCTGTTATCTTCTCCGCTGAAATATTCGGTGCTGTTATGGGTTCTACCTTATCAGCAACTGGTTCAGGCTTTACTTCTTTAGGCTCAATGTCAGAATAATTAGGACGAATAATTCCATAAATTTTTGTAGAGTTGAAAGCATATTCACCTCTGGCTACCCCATTATTCTTATTACCTTCAATAGTAATGTATTTTCCATTACTTATCTTTTCAATCATTCCTACATGCGCGCAAGATGTAGATGTATTAAAGAAAATAACATCACCAGGCTGACCCTTATCTTTCGCAACTGTTCCAAATCTTGATTTAAGATATGACCAAAGATATGGACAGCCGGCCGCGCAGTTATTTGCGGGTTTTGGAAATTTTAACCATTGTCTTACCTTATCAGGACTTCCAAGAATATTGGCCGGTTCGAGAATCATTACGAAGAGCCAACAAATGAAAATTGCACACCACGAAACATTCTGTTTCTTTCCGTTGAACCACGGATATGGACCACCTTTTGACTTCTCAGTATCGAAATACTGAGCGTACTTATTGTGATTGTTACCTGTTTCTTTATATCCAATTTGGCTTTGCGCAAGCTTTATAAATTCTTCTTTAAGCATATTTACCTCCTATTTAATAACGCCAGGCATTGCGCCTGGCGCCATCGACTAATCATTCTACGTCGGATTCCGGGATACCGAGTACGATACTAGTGAGCAATGACACAATAGCCGCCAGTCCAGATGTAGACAATACAATAAGCCAGTTTACTTCCTGAATGAGAGCGGCCGTACCGATTGTGGCGATTGCTGTCTGGCAGAAAGTTCTTAAAGCTCTGAGGCCCGCGTTCTTCCAGAAATCCAAAGATTCAATACGATTTTTAAGCATATCCTTTTCCTCCTTAAGTATATTTAGTCTTACCCTATACTAAAAAGTAGCGTCCTCGCGCGCGAATCTAAAAATTTGATTTTTTTGGGAAATAGATGTATAATTATAGTATAGAAAAAAAGAATGGAGAAATATAAATGAAGGGATTTGTAAATGGAATTGATTGGATAAATGCGGAAAGTATGCGCTATTGGTCATTCCCCGCATCCTACACCGACGATAAGAAGAAAGCTGAAGTACATAATGCTATATTTAGCGGTGACTATCTCGGCGCTCTTAAGGTTGACGGATACTATCAGAGACTCATTAAAGATGAGGACGGCAACTGTTTTATGATTGCGCGCAGTAAAGGGGTTAATGGTGCAATCGATAAATACGAGTGGGTTCCTCAACTTCATCCATTTATGGATAGTCTTCCGAATGGAACGGTTCTGCTTTGCGAGTGTTATCTTCCGGGTAATGAAGGCTCAAACAAGATTACTTCACTTCTTGGATGCTTGAAGGAGAAGTGCATTGCTCGTCAGGAAGCTGGTCAGAAACTCCATTTCTATATTTTTGATGTATGCGTTTATGATAATGAAGATTTCGTAAAGAAACCAATAGAGCAGAGGGTAAAGGTACTTGAATGTCTTTCAAGTAATACTAATCTTACTAATGAATATGTAGAATGGGCCAAATATTACCGCGGACCTATCCTTTGGGAAAAACTCCAGGAATATCTTGCGAGCGGCCGCGAAGGCATCGTAATTACACGTAAGGATTGTCCTATCTACTTCAAGCGTACTCCCGCGCATATGACAATCAAAATCAAGAAAGAACTCCAAGAAACAATCGACGTCGTTATTCTTGGCGCGAATGCTCCTACTCGTCTTTATGGCGGCAAGGAAATCGAAACTTGGAAATATTGGGAAGATACTTTCACAGGCGAAAAGCTCGAAGGCGAATATTACAAAGACTATTATAACGGAAAAAGTATAGAACCTATTACAAAAGCCTACTTTAATGAGTGGGCAGGAAGTTTAATTATCGGTATTCGTAAGAACGATAAGTTAGTTCCTATCGGCTCACTTAGCGGCTTGGAAGAGGAAATCCTTGCAAATTGGAAGGATTATAAGGGTAAAGTGGTAGAAGTAACTGCGATGCAGATTATGGATACTGAAAATCAGGGATTGCGCCACCCGAAACTGGTTCGAATGAGACCTGACCTCTCTCCTAAAGATACAGATTATTATAGATTTTTTACTTAATGGAGGAATATAAATGGCCAAAGTTCCATTTAGATGGAAGAAGGTAGGAAGTGTAGGTAAGGTTGAGATAAATGGAGAAGATAACTCCACATTTACCTCCCAGTCTCCCGCTTTGAAAGTAAACGGAAATGTAGAATCAGACAACATCACTACATTATCCAATACTTCTGCTACTCATACCACTCAAATATCAGGATTAACCAGTAGGGTTGATACGATTGAGGGTGTGCTTCCTAATGGAACAATAAAGGCTACTTCACCTTTAAGTATAGTAAATGGTAAGGTTGATGGATTAGATAGTGGAACCGGTAAGCTCTATGCTAACGGTGCGGCGTTCTCCAATCCACAAACCGCGAACAATACTATTTGGCTTAGAGTTAGTGGAACAGATACTACCGATACGACCGGAGAGATTGCCATGGGCAACACTCCCGGCGTTTTGTACGTAAGACAGTATGATTCTTCAGGTGCAGTTGCTAAAGAGGCTACCCTTTTAGATAAAAATGGAAATACTGTTTTTCCGGGCAACGTAAGTGCTACAAAATTCATAGGAAACCTTCAAGGTAATGCTGATAGTGCAACTACGGCAGATAGTGCAACTACTGCCGGTTCAGCCACTACTGCTGACTCTGCAACAACAGCCAATTCAGCTACCGCGGCGACTTATCTCAAAGATTCAAATAATAGTGATAAGACATATACTCGATATTCTGATAGCGGCCTGGGGTTAAATGACGTCACTTGGCTAGCCTGTTGGCGTGAAACGACTACCCCCGCGCAGGGTTATGAATTAAGGAAAGTAGAAAAAACCAAGTTATTCAATTCGGTTTTGCTTTTTGATGGTACTTTGTCTTCTGGCTCTACGACATTTGATTATGGATATAAGTTCTATATTATCGAAGGTGATATTACTAATAATGCTTCAAGATATACGAGCGCAGTTATTCCTGGTGATGGATTGGATACCGGTGTAGGTAAACAATACTGCTATGCGGATGAGAGTAAGTATATGACTTTTACCGTAGGATATACAGGAACTACCGTAACATTAACTATGGGCGCAAAGACTGGCGCGGGCGGTATTAGACGTATTTGGGGTATTAACTAAGGAGAAAATATATGTATGTAATTTTAAATGAACAGAACTATGTCATTTCATATGCTATTTTTGGTATACCGGTAAATGCCGTGCAAGTACCTGACCCAGAGGACTATACCCATTTTCTTGCGCACTATCGCGCATATAAATTAGAGAATAATAATCTTGTTTTTGATGCAGAAAGAGGAGCACAATTAGAACAAGAAGAGCGCCTTGAGGAACTGAGGGAACGTAGAAAGAATGAGTGCTTTGCTTATGTAGATAGAAGTAAATTTTGGTATGATTCTTTAACTCCTGCGCAGTTGGCTGAACTTGATGAGTTTTATGAAGCTTGGTTGCAAGTAACTACCACTTTTGTAATTCCCGAAAGACCGGAGTGGCTTGTATGATGAGTTCACTTGAAAAAAAAGTTTATGACCTTCTTATTGAAGGTCATTTTTACGTGGAGCGAGAGAAAATATTTAAGGACTGTTATAATGGTCTTTATAGATATGATTTCTTTCTTCCCGAAATCAATACTTTGGTTGAAGTTAACGGCGAGCAGCACTACATCCCTACAAAAAGATTTTATAAAAATAAAACCGAATTTTCAAAAGCTCAAGAGAGGGACCGCCGCAAAATCTCCTATGCCCTCGCGCGCGGCATGAAACTTTATTGTATTCCTTATTGGGAAATTGATAATATAAAAACTACTAACGACCTATTTGCTCAAAAATTTTTGGCACAATCAAAATTTCACAATGATGATGTTTTTCGCACCAAAAAACGGGAGGGCAAGTAAAAAACTGCTACTTACATATAGGACTGAAAGTGGGGAATACCCAAGGAGATAAAAATGACCTGGGAAATAGTTTTAGGGATTATTAGCTTAATGGGTATGATCGGACTCGTAATTGGCTGGACTAGCAAGATAGCTAGTACATTATCTCAGTTAAGTACTGCGGTGGACAACTTAAATGCTACTGTTAAGGAATTTAAAAATGACCAATCGGCTTTAATTGAGCACGTTAACCATCACGATGTAATGATTACCAGACACGACGCAATACTCAGCAAACATGATGAACAAATCAAAGAATTAAAAAACTCCGATAAGTAATTTATCGGAGTTTTTCTTTTCTATTATTCTTTTTCTATTTCCCCAAACAGATTTACTGATACCTTGTATTGCTCATAAAGTCTTTCTTGCTTCACAAAGTTAATAGCCTTATAAGCAAAATCTCTCAAATCCCCATCATTTTCAATTACAATATCGTAATTATAATTCAATACTTCCGCATCGGCGTGATTGGATGTTTCTGAATTTTCAGCACTCGCGCGTCGTATAAGCAAAGACTTTGCGTCGAGAGCGTCGCAGAGTTTTTTTATTTCTTGCGGCTCCCTACAATCTATAAAAATAGTTGGAAAATTAGAGAAACCATAGTATTGTGATTGGATTTCTTTAACCTTATTACAGATGTAATTAAATGGATAATTATTATATCTGGTTAAAAGGTCTTTTAATTCACTTAAAAATTTACGACTTTCTAAGTCTTTAGTTCCGTCCCAACCAAAAAGTTTTGCGGCTTCCTTAATAGGAGTAATGGTTGAAAGAATATAACAATTATCTCCTACAATAGCCTTTACGTTTTCCTCAAAAGTAGTCTTTCCCGAGCCAGGCGCCCCGTTAGTGATGTAGATACTCATTTACTTCTCCTTATTATAAGCTGTCTGCAATATATTCTTTTAACCAATCATTAAATCTAACTTTGTAGAAAATTAAATCATCTTCCCAAATAGTACCACCTTTGAGATTGGCGACGATATATCTCCAAAAGTTCTCCTGGATAAGGGTTTGCTTTAAGATTGGATTGTTCTTTAATTTGAAGAGTTCTTCCTTAGCCTCATCATTTACTAAATTATAATGCAAGGCTATCATCCAATAGTGATACAAATAAAGTAGCGTGGCTCCTAAGAGGTCGGGCGCAACTTCTTCCTTTAATTCGATTATTTTAAGTGTAGCCTCTACCTGACTAGTAAGGTAATCCTTCCAACTTCGTATGAAGAACTCGTGATTATCCTGCGCGCGAGTCAAAGAATTTTTATTATCTCTCCATAAATATGTTACTTCTTTTATTTTTATTTTATTAGAAGTACAGTTATGAGCTATTAGATTAAAATAAGCATCCTCGTTGAGGCGAAGCCCATCTAAGAAACGAATGTTGTTATCTCGAAGATATTTGGCTTTGTAGATGCGCCCGTGACACCAGGTTACAGGAGTTTCAAATACATCCATTAAGAAACCGGGAGTGGCCTCGCGCTCTGCAATAAAGTCAGAACTTGCAATATCTGCGTCGTGGAGTTTTGCCTCTCGATAAAGAAGTTCTACCGCGCGCGGCATCAACATATCATCAGCATCCATGAACATAAAGTAATCGCACATCTTATCTGTGTCCATACCTGCCTGGCGGGCGCCGCCCGGCCCGCGATTATCTTTAAGGGTTACGAGGCGGATTGAAAGTCCTCTTTTCTTATACTCTTCGATTATATCAGAATAGTCTTCTTCGTCTGCATCTTGGACTATTGTAGTGATAAACATCTTCTTTGTCTGCGCAACTAATGAGTCCAATGCTTTTGGTAAGGTCTCACGCGCGCGAAATGTCGGAATTATTACGTCAACCATCTATCTCTCCTAAAAGAATCATTTTAGCTTCAACAGCCAGTTTATCAACAAGATTATTATATTCGTTATTAGCGTGCCCTTTTACTTTTTCAAAAGTAAATCTTGAATCTTCAAAATATGGAATAAGAAGTTCCCAAAGTTCTTTGTTAGCAACAGGTTGTTTTTTAGAATTTTTCCAACCGTTAAGCTGCCATTTCTTATACCATTTTTCTTTGTAACAGTTTATAATATACGAACTATCACTATAAATAGTAAAAGTAGGGTTAGGGTCGAGCAATTCTGTACCTGCCCAAGCATTATGGCAAGCATCTAAAACTGCGGTTAATTCGCAAATATTATTGGTTGTATTATCTAAATGCCCAACACTTTTTAAGACTATTTTTTCATTTTCATCTAATAAAATCCAGGCCCAACCGCCTTGTGCACCCTCGTATCCATTACCACTTGTTGCACCGTCTGTATAAATAGTGTAATTCATCTATCAAATTCCTCGTAATATTCTTCGTAAATCTTCGCAAAAATACCCGGTTTATTATTGGCTTTTTCAATATGAGAAATGAAATCTTCTACATCTAAAAGAGTATAGGAAATTTTGGGATTAACCTTAATGCGCTTTAACCACTTTTTAGTCTTACACTTCCAACATATTTTCCAATAGTCGAAGATACTTACGCCTTTTGATACAAACACATCAATTCCAAATACGTCCTTTACCGAACCGGCGATATGGATATATGCTAAATGGCGCTTATCCTTAACATTGATGTTATAGAGTAAAAGACAGTTATTTTCTTTTCCCAAAGAATAAGAGTTAATAATTGCTACATTTACTAATGCATCGTATTCATTTTGTTCCATAATATTCCTCCTTATACATTATTATTATATCAAATTTTTAATTAAAAGTCAATTTTTATCTTTAGAATTTGACTTTTTAATGAAATTGGATTATACTATTAGTAGAATAAAAATAGGAGATTTGGAAAGGAGTAATGGATACAAGGGACTTAATTTATCTTTTATTTTTTACGATAATTTTTTTGATAATATTTGTAATATTATTTATAGCTTATTACCGTAAAGCAAAACAAACTCGCAACCAATTTTTTGAGAAATATCGTAAAGAGTTAGAAGATAATTGCGCGGAAACTCTCGCGCGGTTTCATGACGCACAAGAAAAGGTTTTAGTAACCTCTAAAGAATATGAAGAGCGGCTTCAGCAACTCCAACAACTTTTAAATGAAATAGAAGAAAAAAAGAATTTTAACCAAACCTTATATAAAGTACGCGAAGAAGAATTAAATAATTTAATAGAAAATAAAAAGAAAGCTGAACTTGAAAAATTAAATAAAGAAGTAGAAGAATGGGCGGCGTCAGCACAGGAGGCCGCAGCCTTCGATTCTACCCAGTATCAAAGGGGCCTTCAAGAATTAGGCAATTTAAAGAAGAAAGAACTCGATGAGCTTACTGCCACGATAGAAGATTATAAGGCGCGCCGTGATGTCATTAACCAAGAAATTTTGCGGGCGCGCGCCATCGAAGAACAGCAGGATTTCTATCGTGTTCAACTTCCAGAGTCCTCGAAACACGATTTAGAAATTCTCCAATCTATTCGAAAAGAACTCACAAAAGTTGACATTTTGGATAAATTACTGTATGATAATTACATAAAGAAATCAGTAGACGAAATGGTTAAGAGAGTTCTTAAAGGTGAAAATCCTTCAGGCATCTACAAAATAACTCGTCTTAAAACTGGGGAAATCTATATAGGAAAATCAGTTAATGTGAAGGATAGATGGGTTCAACACGCAAAGAGTGCGTTTCATTGTGGTACTATCTCTCATTCTGTCCTTCACACCACCATTGAAAAAGACGGAATTGAAAACTTCACCTGGGAGTTGCTTGAAGAAGTGCCAAAGGACAACCTATCAAACCGGGAGAAGTATTGGATTGATTTTTTTGATAGTAAAAATTTTGGATTAAACGAGAGGCAAGGTTAATGGAATTATCAGAATTACAAACAGAAATTTTAAACGCACCGAGTAATAAGTCAATAGTATTGAGTGCTGCCGCATCAGGTAAAACTCGTCTTATGACTGAAAAGGTGCGTCAGTTACTGCGAGCGGGTGTCAATCCTCGGGAGATTGCAGTCATTACTTTTACGAATATGGCCGCCGCCGAATTACGCAAGCGACTTGGTGATGATTATAAGGACGGTTTGTTCGTGGGAACTATCCATTCTCTCGCAAACTGGATGCTAGTAACTCACGGAATTAAAACTGATAAAATCATAAAGAACGAGGAATTTGATGAATTATTTTCTCTTATAAAAGAAAATCCTCAGTGTGTTCGCCATATGGAATGTATACTATTAGACGAAGCGCAGGATAGTAGTGAAAATCAGTTTGAGTTTTTATTTGAAATACTAAATCCTGATTACTTTTTTATTTGTGGTGATGTTCGCCAGTCAATATACAGATGGCGTGGCGGCCGCCCTGACCTTTTGCAATCAATGTGTCGTGATTCAGAAGTTGCTGTATTTGATATGAATGAGAATTACCGTAATGGATACAACATACTTAAATTTGCGAAAAGTCTTATTCGTCCTGTTGGCTTGGAAGATACTTCAATCTCAAAAAGGGGCGTGAATGGTACAGTAACCGAAATGGCCTATGATACTCAGGCTATTCTTTCTAAAATTAAAGAGGACGGGCATTATAAAGATTGGGCGATTCTTACCCGCACCAACAATGAAATCAATACTTTTGCGTTACTTTGTAAGAAGTTTGGCGTACCCTACGAGACCTTTAAGCAGGGCGACCTTTCAAAAGAAGAACTTAATGAAAAAATGGAGCACGATACGGTGAAGTTATTGACCGTGCATTCAGCTAAAGGACTTGAGTGGTCAAATGTCGTTGTAGTTGGAATGAGATACTCAAGTGTTGAAGAAAGGTGTATCTGTTATGTTGCGGCCACCCGCGCACGTGATAACTTGATTTGGGTATCGGGCAGAAGAAAAAATACAAATAGAAGTAAGGTACACACATGGTGAGCATTATGGAAGATAAGCAGGGCGTAGCAATTTATAATAGATATGGTGGTTTAGTTGCGGTCGCGCGCGATATACGCGGAGCCACTACGAAAGAATTTTTAGACGGTGGAATTCGAGCAGCATTAAAATCAGGAAAGATTTATAAAGACCATTTTTTCCGTTATTATAATTTATCTGATTATCCTCCTAAAAATATAGAAGTACCCTACCTATGTATTATAGACGGGATAAAGTTTATGAAACAGATAGAAGTAGCCGAATATTGCGGCGTAACTAAACAGGCTATATCAACTGCAAAAAGACATAGTGCAACCCTTATAAATGGCAAAATCGTGGAATGGAGTAAAAGTTAATTTGATTTTTTCTCAAATTTTATATATAATATAAGTATAAAAAGAAAGGAGAACGCATATGAGGTTCATCGATGCAATCGACAAAAATGAAGTAATTGCTTTTATCGATATGGTTAGTTTTAGTACTGAAGATAAATGGGTAAAGTTCAGAGCCGCTAAAGGCAGTAAAGGTGTAACAGAATACATCTTGGACCATATAGAACAAATGCCCTCAACCTCTATGATAGTAGGCGGTTCTTCAGAAGTGCATAAAGATTGTATGGGTGGTTTTAATTCTTGGTAAAAAATTTATAAATATAAAAAGGAGATAAAAGTTATGGGTAATTTTCTCGAAGGAATGTTTGGAAAGATTGACGCTAACAAGTGCAAGCTCTCTATGAATGGTGATATTGCCATTAAGACCAGTTCTGGTTATAAGACATTTGATGCGGCTACTAATAAGCTCACCAACTGTGATAATTTCGTATTCTCTATGGGTAATATGGATATGTTTTTCCTTATTCCTACAAATAAGGTAGAGAAGGGCGATATCATTGTTGCTAACGGCGCACCTAAGTGCGTAATCGAGGTTAATGAGGATAAGTCTATCAAGTGCCTTAACTATGAGACCTCTGTAGTAGAGAACATTCTTCCTGACAGCCACATCTTCATGGGCGATACTTACTTCTATGGTAAGATTGTATCTATGTTTGGTAATCTCAAGAAAACTGGCGGTACTGAAAAGATTTTCAAGTATATGCTTATGAGCGAGATGATGAAGGGTTCTAATACTACCAATGGTATGGCAAACGTAATGCCGATGATGATGATAATGAACGGCGGAAATTTCTTTGGTGATATTTTTGATTTCGCTAAGGAAGATAAGACAGATGCCGATACGAAAGGCGAGGTGAAGTAAATGGGTAGCGGTCCGTGGAGAGATGAAGATTTTAGGACATATTCTACAAGCGTAGGTCGTACAGTTGACCACCGCGGTGCAGTAGTAGGAGATTTTGATGTCCAGGAAGTATATAGGGCTAGACGTCTCGATCCGGCTCTTAATCCTAAGAATGTAATTCGTGAGTGCTGCGATTGTGAGGAGCATCCAAATGTTACTCCGGTAATTCTTGCTCTTGATGTAACTGGCTCTATGGGCGATGCCGCGATAGAAGTAGCAAAAAAGCTCGGCGTCGTAATGGGCAAGCTTTATAAAGAGATTCCAGATGTTCAGTTTATGACTATGGGTATTGGTGATATGGCTTATGACCAGGCTCCTTTGCAGGTATCCCAGTTTGAGTCTGATATACGTATCGCAGAACAGCTCGATAAGATTTGGTTTGAGCATGGCGGCGGTGGTAATAGCTATGAATCTTATTCGCTTGCTTGGTATTTCGCTTTGAAGCATACTAAGATTGATGCGATTGATAAGAGAGGTAAAAAGCCTATCATTATTACTATGGGTGATGAACCTCTTAATCCTTACATTCCTTTGACAGGCCGTAGGGCTAGTGTCAAGGATGTTCTTGGTGATAATTTACAGGACGACATTGAAACAAAGGATTTGTACGAAGAAGTACAGAAGAAGTTTGAATGTTTCCATATCTATGTAGACCATGATGCTTGGTTTGATTGGGAAGAAGTACGTAATTCGTTCGAAGAAATAATGGGCGGTCAGCGCGTACTGAGAGCTAAGGTTGATGAAATCGAAGATACAATTGTTGATATTGTCAAGGCTTATGCTAATAAAGAAGTTGGTTTTGTTGAAAATATAATTGGCGTTAACAGAAACGAGAATGGAGAAATCACGTGGTAAAAGCATACGTAGTAATCGGTGCTAATTATGGTGATGAGGGGAAGGGTCTCGTGGCAAATGCACTTTGCCGCGAGGCTTTTCTCAACCACAATAAGGCACTAAATGTATTGACTAATGGAGGCCCGCAGCGCGGACACACAGCATATGACGCAGAAGGAAGACGTCATGTCTTCTCTCATTTTGGCGCCGGTTATGCATATGCAGATATCTACTTTTCAAAGTTCTATATGGTTAATCCAATGACATTTTTTATGGAGTACCGCAAACTCAAGGCTTGCGGCATGAAGATGAATAGGATTTTCATTGATAGGGACACGACCATTACTACTCCGTGGGATATGCTGATTAACCGCATGCTCGAGAATAGAAGATGCGGCGGCCGCCATGGAAGTTGTGGATACGGAATTTGGGAAACTGTCCGCAGAAATAAATATTTTCCTCTTTTTTGGAGAGACTTTATTGGGAAACACTACTTAGAGATAGAAGAACTCTTAAAGAGGCTTAGAGATTCCTACTTTAAGTGCATATTGGATGAATACAAGATTACTTTAGATGGTGATGAATGGAAAGTCTGGTATGGAGATGGCCTAATCAAGAACTTTGCGGCCGATATTATCGGTATGATGGGAATTGTCGGTGTAAGTGATTATGAGACCCTCGCGCGCCAGTATGAGAGAGTTGTATTTGAGAATGGCCAGGGTCTCTTGCTTGATGATGAGGTTGACCCTTGGGGTACTCCCACAAAGACAGACCTTACGTACGCGAGAAAGATAGCGAATGGCGCAGAAGTCATTCCTTATTATGTAACGAGGTCTTATCTTACAAAGCACGGCAATGGCCATTTTGATGGCGAGTGCGCGAAGGAAGATATTAACGCCACTATGGTAGACCTTACAAATCACCCTAATGAATATCAGGGTACTTTGAGGTATGGTAAGTTTGATGAGACGCGCGCACGCGAGTTGAGGATGAGGATTGAGGCTGATGCACAGGGCGCGCCTTATAAGATAGTTGTAACACATTGTAATGAGTTTGAGTGCCCTTATCTTGATTTCGGAGACTTCTTCTCTTATAACGAAATTGATTTAGGAAAGGAAAAGATCAAAATTTGATTTTTATCCGAATTTTGGATATAATATAGTTACAAAAAATAGAAAGGAGTTTTGGAATGAAAATTGTTCGTACAGAAGAAAGTACAGTTACTCGTTCGGTTACGCTCGAAATTAACGAGGAAGTAGCCGCAGTAATTAATGACAATTTGAGTAACGCCATTGTAAATGGCGCATCTTTCGCACCCCTTTCACCCGAAGATATTTGGGACATTATGCAAAATTCTATTGATGCACCGCGCTTTAATGAGGAATATTTCGTAGAATTTGATATGTATACAGGGAATATGAAGTTAGGTAACTTTGTACGTATTCAAATAAATACTCTCTTTGAGAATTTACCTACTGTAACCGAGAATGAGGTTTTGGAATTCTATACTGATAGTTTCTATCCGTAAGTTCAGGTTTTTAATAGAAGGTTCGAAAAGGGAGTTCATAGCTCCCTTTTATTTTTGACTTTTTCGGAAATTTCTGTTATAATATATGTAGGAAAATGAAAGAGGGGTTGAAAATGAAGCCTACTTTACAGGAAATCGAAACAAGTAAACGAATTGTTGAAGATTTAATCGAGCGCGGCATCTTAGATGTAGTTGTTGAACGTGATGAAGGTCTTGATCTTGCTGAATGGAGTACTGATAATAGACTTTTCTTAAAAGAAAAAGGAATTGTTACTCGTACTGGCGAGACTAAAATTTGTCTTTTGTCTGATGAATTACCTAATTGGGTAATTAAGGTTGGGTATACATACCCTGGCGCAGATGTAGAAGATAAAGATTATTGTAGTATTGAAGCAGATAACTATGAAAGAGCAGTAGAAGAAGGCTTGGACGAGTTTTTTGCGGCAATCTATGAGATATATGAAGTAGATATTCCTGAAGAATATGATTGTAATAGAAAGGCTGTGTTCTATATTCAGGAAAGAGCAGAACCTGATGAAGAAAAGACTTCTTGTACCTGTAAGGATTTTATATGTAGTTGTTGTAGTTGTAAGAGCTGCGAGTTCTGCGGTGAAGAGGGCGATGACTATGATAGGTTAGAGAGTTTGTTTGGTAAGACAAGTAGACTTGATAGGCTCTTTGCGTTTGTAAATGAGTATGATATAAACGACCTTCATAGCGGCAACTTTGGTTATACTTCTGATGGAACGGTAAAGATTATTGATTATAGTGGATATGAAGAAGGGTAAATAGAAAGAAAGGGAAAAACAATGTTAAAACCTAATATTTGCACTTTTTGTGGTAGAGATGTAATACAAAGTTGGGGATTTAATCATCAGGGGAATTGTATTAACTTATGCGATAATTGTGTGAATTTTTATTATCGCGATTTAACTAAGTTGTGTGAAAAATATATGAAATATAGTAAACATAGCGTTGTACATATTGGGCACATTCCTGATATTAAGAGGTAGACAAATTAAATTTTGACTTTTTCGTAAAATCTTAGTATAATATATGTATGAAAAGTTGAG